TGCTGGCTCATCTAAACTTGAAACATTGTCAACTGGCGTTCATGTCACAGGTGAGTTAAGAGCAACCGGAAACGTCACAGCGTACTACTCAGATGATCGCCTCAAGACTAATCTTGGCAAGATCGAGAACGCACTAGAAAAAGTCGAGTCGCTCGAAGGCTTCTACTACGAAGCAAATGAGACAGCACAAGCTCTTGGCTACAAGGCTACTAAAGAAGTCGGTGTATCCGCTCAATCTGTTGAGAAGATCATGCCGGAAGTCGTAGCCCCTGCACCAATCGACGAGCAATATTTAACAGTCCGTTACGAGCGTTTAGTTCCGTTACTGATTGAATCAATCAAGGAACTCAGCGCAGAAGTTAAAAAGCTAAAGGGCGAATAAATGGCTCTGCAATCTTCAGGGGCAATTTCGCTTAACGACGTCAATGTCGAGTTAGGTAACTCTGGTACGGCGCAAATATCGCTAAACGATAGTGGTGTCAGAGGTCTCCTGCAAATCGGAAGCGGACAGATTTCTATGTCCAATGCTTATGGCAAAGCTAACTCATTACAGTTTGGTGGGAGTGTAAGTTACTTTACGAGTGGTAACGCAGTGCAGAGCGTGACCGTCCCATCAAATGCTCGTGGAGCAAGAATCCATATGTGGGGCGGTGGCGGACGTAACGACAATGGTAATGGTGGTGCTGGCGGTTACATGAATGGTGAAGGTTTCTGGCCTTCCGGGTTTGGTGGTGGTTCAACGCTTTACATTATCTGCGCTGGTTCTGGGTATCGAGCAGGTGGTCAAACCGCAGGTTCACGAGACCCCGACGGTAAAGGTAAATGTCAACAAGGTTGGACTGACACCGGTGGTGGATTGTCTGGTGTGTTTACCTCAAACCCAAGAGGTGGCAGTAACGAAACGATTATCAACTCATCACAGATGCTATTAGTGGTTGGCGGTGGTGGCTCTCGCTACGGACAAACTCCGGGTGGTGGTGGATATCCGAACGGTGCAAACGGTGGCGGTGGAAATACCGGTGGTACGCAAAGTGGTGTCGGGACATCTGTGGGTAACGGTTCCTATATAGATAACGGTGGACTGTTAGCTGGAATACGTCGCTCTGGTTCTTCGGGAACAGGAGCTGGTGGTGGTGGTTACTACCCCGGCGGTGGTGGATGTAACAACGGTGGTTTGAACAACGGTGGGGCTGGTGGCTCTGGATATATCAACACGGGGTGGACATTAAATTCGTATGCAACTGGCGGTAATGGATCAGCCGTTGGTACGGGTGATCCTTATTGGTCTAGTTCTTATGGTGGTAATCAACAACAAGGTCGAGTAGTTATCGAGTGGGGAACGTAATATGGAATGGAATACAGAACAAGCGCAGGTGATTGAAGAAGTGCATCGTTTGCTGCAGGAATATCACGATGCCAAAAAAGGTGAATTAGAAGCTGACTACAAGGTTTTCACGAATTGTCTTTTCGATAATGGCGTAATTACCGAACAAGTGCGTGACGCTATATACGCATCAATTGATGCTCAATTGTTATAGCAATGGCTAAAGCCAAATCCACCGAGCACAGTAAGCCAATCCCAAAGCGCAAGAAGTTAAGCAAGCGCAAGAAGAAGGCGAACATTGCACGCAAGGAACGGGCTAAGAATCCGTTGTTTAGATGACAGTTAGAAAGGAAGTAGGGATGGCAACACACGACACACAAGCTCAATTAGATGCGCACGAGCGTGAGTGTGCCGTTCGCTATGCGGCTGTTCAGGAAAAGCTCACAGGTGTTGAAAAAAGATTATGGCGTTTAGAGGCTCTAATCATGGGCTCAACAATAATTATTGTGAGTCTGGCTTTGAGCGTTTTTGCAGTCATCAAGTAAAAGGAGTTTATATGTTATCCATGCTTAAAAATATGTATGAAAAAGTTACAAACTTTATCTACAACATTGAAGATTTCGTGCCAAGTAGGAAGCATCTTGTAATGATTGTTTTGGCAATTGTCGTTCTTGTTGTAATCGTCAATAGTTATTAATAAGGAGGTTTTGTGCTATCAATTCTCTCTACTCTAGGCGGAATACTTACATCAGGGCTTCCATCACTCCTGGGCTTTTTCCAGGACAAAGGCGATAAAAAGCACGAGCTCGAGCTTGCTAGATTGCAAAACGAGCGCGAGCTCGCTATGGCTGAAAGAGGATTCATAGCGCAACAACGCGTCGAAGAGATCAGAACAGATCAAATCGAAAAGCAAAGCGCTTCTGATGAACGTGTTGCAGAAATGCAAACAGAGGCACAAATGACATCTTCAGCGCTCGATCACGACAAGAAAGTGCTTGATAGAGCTAGTCGTTGGGTTGCGTCTTACGTCGGTACTGTTCGCCCAACGGTAACGTACATTCTTGTGCTCGAGTTAGTGGCAATTAACGTTGCAATGGTTTACTGGATGTTTATGAACGGAACAGTTATCCATTCAACCGATGAGCTCATAAAAATGTCAGACATCATTTTCTCGCAAGAAGAAATGGCAATGCTTGGCGGAATTATTGGGTTTTGGTTCGGCAGCAGAGCATGGAACAGAAAATAAGCGGATTATCAGCTCGAGGGCTCGATGAAATAAAACGTCACGAAGGGGTGCGTCAGTCTCCATATCGTGACGTTGCTGCGTTGTGGACTGTAGGGGTTGGGCATCTTATGTATCCAGACCAGTTCCAATTGAAGCAAGCCCACCGCAAGCTTTTTCCGCTGCAACCAGAGGACGATCGTGTTTGGTCAATGGATGAAGTTAATCAAATTCTCAAAAACGACTTATTACGTTTTGAACGTGGGGTTTTACGTCTTTGCCCTTTCCTGGTTAGTCAGGGACAAATGGACGCGTTGGTCAGCTTCTCTTTCAACCTCGGACTTGGAGCGTTACAACGTTCTACGTTACGTTCCAAACATAATCGAGGAGATTATGAAGGTGCTTCAAATGAGTTCAGAAAATGGGTTAGAGCTGGTGGCAGGGTCGTTCGCGGTTTAGTTAATAGACGAAAAGCGGAAGCTTCCTTATACCTCAATGGATGAAGTTTTAGAGAACAAACAAGAAGCATCGAAACTCGAGCAGCTTGAAGCACTTGAGAAGAAGATTGCTGCCGCAAAAAGGCAAAAGAAGGCCATCGAAAGCAGAGAGGATTTCTTGTCTTTCGTTAAGATGACTATGCCTGATCCAGACGATCCAAGCAATCTCGAAATGTCTATGTTCAAGGATGCGAAGCATCACAGGGCTATTGCAAAAGTGCTCGAAGAAGTAGAGAAGGGTCACTTGCCTAGATTGATTGTGACGTTGCCGCCAAGACACGGAAAATCAGAATTAATCTCCAGGAGATTTATTCCCTGGCTGTTAGGCAAAGACGGATATCGAAACGTTATTTTTGCAACTTATAACGAAGATTTTGCTCACGACTTTGGAGCTGATGTTCGCTCAATCATGCAGCACCCTGTTTACAAGCAAATATTCCCTAACTTTTCTTTCAGATTTGGTGGGGCAAGTAAAGAGCGTATCCAGGTTCAAGCTGGTGGGATGGCGGCTTTTGTTGGTAGAGGCGGGTCAATTACAGGTCGAGGAGCTGATTTTCTAATTATTGACGACCCGATTAAAGACGCAGAGGAAGCAAACAGTCCTGCGGTAAGACAGAAATTATGGGAATGGTTCACGCAAGTAGCTATGACCCGTCTTATGAACAGCGCTGCAAGCGTAATTATTGTTCATACGCGCTGGCACGAAGATGATTTGATTGGTCGATTAACTGATCCTACAAATCCAAACTTCAATACTGAAGAAGCAGCTAAATGGAAAATCATAAATCTACCGGCAATAGCGGAAGATGATGATGCCCTGGGTAGAAAGAAGGGCGAGCTGCTTTGGCCTGAACGTTTTGATATGCAGTTTATGGAAGCACAACGTCGATTAGATGGACGTGGCTTTTCCGCTCTATATCAGCAGCGCCCAACGCCGGAAGATGGTGATTTCTTCCAGCGAGAATACATTGTCGATTACGACAAAAAAGATTTACCAAAAGATTTGCGTATATACGCAGCAAGCGATCACGCTGTAGGCCAGGACAAAAGACGCTCAGATAGTACGGTTTTGTTGGTTGTTGGCGTTGATAGCTTTGGAGATATTTACTTATTAGATTGCTGGTGGGAAAAAGAATCGTCGGATCGAGTAGTAGACGCGATGCTTAATCTCATGCGAAAGCATAAGCCGCTTTTATGGTGGGCAGAAAAGGGACATATCTCGAAAGCTATTGGGCCGTTCTTGCGTAAGCGAATGTCAGAAGAGGGCGTGTATTGCGCCATTGAAGAAGTAACTCCAATTAACAATAAGGTTCAAAGGGCTCAATCGATCCAGGGCCGAATGGCTATGAAGAAAGTTAAGTTTCCCAAAGGCGCGCCCTGGGCAATGAACGCAATCGATGAGTTATTGAAGTTTCCAAACGCTAGGCACGACGACTTTGTTGATACGTTAGCGTGGATTGGAATGGGACTTGCGCGGCAAGCAGGGGCAAAAATAGCTCCAAAACGAAAAGACTCTTCTCCTCAATCTGGAACATTAGCTTGGGTGAAGTGGGATTCAAAATACAGAGAAAGACTTGAGCGTCTTGAAAAGCAAACCGGAGGGTTTTAACGATGCACGAAAATGAAGAGACATTAATCATTTCATCTATAAGCGATGAAAATGATGAACACA